GACATTGTTATTACTTCCAAGTTCTTTTAAGAACATAATTTGGTTTTTTGGTACAAGATATTTTTGCTTACGTTCTGATATCATGTATTGTATAAACAAGTGGACGTTGTTTTCAACTAATGTCCAAGCATTGTAGTATTCTATAATTAGTTTAAGTCTTTCATGTGTTTTTTTTAAGTCATCAAAACGTCCACACCATGATGCTACTATTTTATCTCCTTCAATATGTGACTCTATAGAACCATCTTTCTTATGGACAGTAACTTCTTGTGCAGTCTTGTACACAAATATAGAACATAGTGATTCTGAAGTTGTTGTTTTGCCTTCTGACACAGGGTCAATAGATGCATAGTATGTTCCAAATTTTGGATTCTCTATTGGTTTCTCATAAATAACAATTGCACCTTCTTTGTTTTCTGTTTTTGGTGAAATAGGAAATTCCATTATTGGCAACTTGCGTGTAAACTTTTGTACAATCTTATCATCTTCCCAAATTAAATCAACAAATTCCATTGGATATTCTTTCTCTTCAATACGTTTAATCTGTTGAGAAACAAGGTGTTCTGGAAATCTTGCATCCTTTCTATAGTCAAATGCTTCTTTAATGTTAATAGGTTTCTGAGAAATACGTAGTCTATAATCTTCTGGTTTTAGTTTCTTCTTCCAATCAATTCTTTCTTCTAATATCATTTCTAATGATTTTTCTACGTCAGAATTACCATAGACATCTATGCATGGAAGCATGGACCATTGCTCTGGAATAAATAAACCACATAATCCTCTTGTGCCTTTGTCATCAAGAAGATCTGTTTCAACAGCTAGAATATCTTTAGAATCAGGGTTTAAGATAAGTTCTTTCAATGGTTCACACTGATCTAAATCACCCACAGATCCTGCCACTACAAACATACCAGTAAACATCATACCAGATTTCATAGCAGGTAATAAGTACTCAAGTGTTATGTTCATTTTGGGAGCAATTCCTGCCTCCTCATGAAAGAACAAAGTACATGGACCCCCTACACCATTTGTTGGATCTTTCTCAAGAACAACCCCCATGATTACAGATTTTAAACCAATGTCTACCTTTCTACCTCCTTGAGTAGTCTCTGCTTTTTGTTCCCAGTTAAGAACCTTATCAGGATTACATGGACGATACCATGCAGTGTGTTTATTTAAAAAGTTACGATACTCTTCTAAAAAACGCCATGTACCTTTCTCATTGATATAATCTTTCAGTGATCCTGCCATTTTAGATACAGAACCTTCTTCAAAATAAAATAAATTAATAATCTTACCTGAATGATAATATGATGACGCAATCTGACGTTTCTTTAAGATTGCTGCATGTTTGTTTTTTAGTTGTGCCAACTCTTCATAAAGAGCCATATGATACTGAGCATCACGCACATCAGCAAATGTAAACTTGTTTACTTCCTTATTGTATATGGGTAAAAAGTTTAACCACATATAATAATCTCGTGGTAGATACCATGACTTATCTTTGTTCTTGTATAGTACTCCTTTTCTACACTTTTCCTTTTCAGTTTCCCAATAATTTATAAAATCTTTTGAACGCTCAGGAGCTAAACAATACACTCTGTGTTTATTAAACTTTCTACCTTCAGCATTAAAGAGTAGTGAGCACTCATCAAACTCATATTTACCTGGCTCTTTAAATATAGTATCTAAATAATTAGCTAAATCTTCTCTAGTCTCAAATGCAGTATAACTCCATTCACCTGATACATAATCATATGTAGGTATTTCTCTATACATATTAAAATTTTGGTCTATCTACAAGCAATGTCACTGTTCTTCTATCATTAAAATTCCAAGAAACATTTTTTACTACATAGTTTTCTTTTCCTATTTCTATCCAGTCACCTTTAATAGGTACACAAGGTAATTCTCTTTGAATTACTTTTCCCTCTGTAATGTGTTCTACTTTTACTATAAACATATACTGTTCCATATTCTTAAATTTGATCGTATGCAAGGTTTTGTCCTCCTCTGACATGACTTTTTTGTTCCTCCATAAGGTCTTTATAAGCTCCCTTATACGAACTACGAATCTGTTCAAACTTTGCTGCAGCATTAACCACTGCTGTGATATTACCATCACGACCATGTTGAATTGATGTATGTTCCATATAACTAGCAAGACGATCCAGCATAGATTTAATACCCATGTAAGCCCTGTATGTAGGAGTTTCATAAAGTTTTTTACAAAATGCAAGTGCAACAATAACGTCATCATCTTCTGTGGAAAACTCTGCTTGTAGCTGAGTAAGTATAAGTTCTTCTTTTTCATGTTCTAGTACATCAAAAAATGGATTAACAACTGGATTTGGACATGACATATAAAATAGATATTGATACACTTTCATGTAATCATCTGGGTATGTGTCCATTATATCTTTAAGAACTTTTAATGCGTAACAATGTTCTGTTGGAATAAGTACACCATTTTGTATGTCAAATAATTTAATCATTATTTTTGTTTTTTGAAAAGTTTAAAATTTCATCTTTATTATCTTTAATCCATTTAAAAATTGTTATTACCTCATCTTTTAAATATGGTAACTCATATTGAATAACATCTTTTACTATTGGATCACCTTGTTCTGTTCTACTTACAATTGGATATCCATAAGCATCTTCACCATCTGTTTCAAATAATATATGATGCAGAATTAAGTTGCCAGGTTTCAATGTAGGATTATGTTTTTGTATCATATACATATATGCAGATAACTGTAATGCATAGTGAAAGTAGTTACAATCATCTAGATGTGATACAGGATGATTCATTTTTTGTGAAATACCTTCCCAATTCACATAAGATTGCATTTTAATTTCTTTGTTTGTTTTGTAATCTGTAATATGTATAAGACCATGCGCAATCTCAACTAAATCAGATTGTCCACATATACCTATAGAACGTAAAAATACTAAATGCTCTGGATATATTCCAGATAATAATTTCTGTGAAGACGACACCTTGTATCCTTTATCATTAACAAGAGGTTTTACAACTTGTAGTATAGCTTCATGACGATTAATTGTGTCACAAGAAACTAAGTCGTGCTCTCTCTGATCATGATACCATGTACCTAAATCAGTAGCTCTTTTTGCTTCAGCTTTCCAAATCTCTCTGATTCTTTCAGGTGTTAGTCCTTGCCATTTCTTACTATTTTTAGAACTCTTTTTAGCAATAGCTTTAGAATCAAATGGTTGTTTAAAATAACCAATAGCAGTTGTTACACTTACCCAATCAATAGTATCGTTTGGATCAAGTGATTTATATTTATGATTTTCTGGTTCAAAAGATAACATAACTTAGTCTTTAATACTATTAATAATTGCATCTTCCTCTTCTTCAGAAGCTATTGCACTCCATTTGTCTTTAGGGCAAGACGATGATATTGATCTTGTTTTAAATGACAACTTGCAGCCACATTCACCACAACATGGTTGTGTACCTGCCATGTAACACTTGGTTCCTTCATTATCTAAGAACGAGCATTCTTTACATACTGCCATTCTTGATGCAGCAATCTCTTCAATGTGTTCTTGTTTAAAAATACTGTTCTTTACACCCTCCAATATTTTTCCTTTTTCTTTCCAAAGTTTAATTAGATTCATCTTTAGTGATTTTATAAGTTTCTTTTTCTTCTTCTTTTAAATGTTTCTTGTCATCAAGTTTATTTAGTTCATCAAGCATTTTATTAAACATTGCAATATTAGCTTTAAGATCTTTTATTGAAGCATACTCGCGTATGTTTGGTTCTTCAATACTTTCAAATTTATTTAAAGATTTCTGATATATGTCAAGTTTCTTTTCAAGCTTTGAACGTTTTATATAAAATGTACCTAAACTATCAACAGTAATTTGTGGATGTTCCAATCCACTAAGTTTTCGCTGGACTGCATTGTAATAACATGATATTATTTCGTCTACAGTTTCAGCTGATATGTTTAATCTCTCTGATATTCTCTCAGAAATTTGTTTACGCTTTACTGGTCTCAACTGCTAAAAATTTATAGTCCAATAGGACATTGCCAGTCTTTATAACTGGAACTGATATTGCAATCTGAATTATTTTTTTATAACTATCAGATTTTTCTATCAACCCACGCTTCTCTAACTTGCCTAATTTATTTCTTACATTTTGAGATTTAACAGCAAATTCTTCTGCTATTATATCTGGAAAAGTTTTTTTAACTACTTCATTACAAAATTTAGTTAATTCAACTGGACCATCCATTGCTAATAGCGTAAGCAAATCTATGTCTGTATCAATAAGACTTTCTTTCTTAAAGAATACAAACTCAGTTATGACCTGATATTTAACCAGGTCATAATGAGTCAATCTGTATTTCTTTTCTATTTTACTTACTTCCATCTTCTGTATGTTCTTGAGTTTTACTCAGTAAATGTTAAAACTTTAACCACATTCATTTGAGTATTTAAGATTTGATTAATTGCATTATCAATTAAAAGTGTTTTATCAACTGTTAATGTTCCTGCATGCTCGTGATTCTCGCGATACTTTTCAACTACATCAATCAAGTATGCACACGCACGCTTGACAGTATCTACTTCTGTATTGCCAGAAGGATTAAAATTAATACCAATCAATCTTTCTCCACGACTAATTGTAGAGATTTTTGACATGTCAACTTGATCCTCACTTACAACTGTTGCTTTATTCAACAATTCTTCTTTTTGCTTACTTGTTAATTTCTCTTTCATCTGCTAAAATTTTATTTTTTATAATATCAAGTTCTACATCACGTTTATCATTTAATAAAACTCTTTTTTCCATGTTATGCGTTTCATCCCAAATAATCACAACTTCAAATTCATTGATGAGTAATTTAGTTTCATCACCAATCACAATTCTTTCAGCTGAAGACAATGATGATACTGATGTATAAACTTTATCTTTTGCTTTAACTAAAGTAACATCTGTACCTATAGCATAAACTTCAAGAGCTGTCCATAATTTAATCATGTCTTCATCCATTGCTCTTTCTGTTTCTGGAGTTAACTCTATTATAGACTCTTTTCTTTTTGGTGTTGATAATAACACACGTTTTCCTAATAACTTCATAATTTAAACTTTTAAGATTTAATTTCTTCTAATGATTCTGGTTCTTCTTCTGAACTTATGATTTCATTACCTGCTGTTTTGATGTTTGCAATCATCACAACATGTTGTAATCTTTCAGACTCAAAGCGTACTGCTCGTGCTTGCTGTTCTGCAAGATCAGCACGTAAGGTTGATAACTCAATTTGATCTTTGTACCACGTTACTACCTCTTCGCGTGATGGTTCTTTTTCTTCTGACATAATAAATTTGTTTTAAGTTTCCACAAATATATACTAAAAGTTTAAATAAATAACATTTATTATTATTTTTACAAAAAAATAAATTTATGTATGTATCAAGAGATTTAGAATGGACAGTGTTACAAGACTTATGTAAAGGATTAGAAACACTTGATACACACCCAAACAAAACATTAATAGTAGTAGTAAGTCCTGACTATAGTGCTACTGTAGGAATGCATGTTGCTCATCATTTAAGCAAAGATGGGGAGATGCTTGACCTTACATACTTAGAAGTACCATATCCAAAAGAAGACGTAGATACATATAGAAAACAATTCTTAAATAATATCAATCCTTATGGTGTAAGAATCTATCAAAACTATGAGAATGTAATACTAGTAGAAGCAGGAGTAATATCAGGTAAAAATTATACTTGGATAACAGAATGTTTGGATATCGCATCTATAAAATACTACACAGCTGCACTCTTTGAAAATACAGACAGCATATACAAATCTACAGTAGTAGGAAAATACTATACACACTCAGAAGAAGAACTAGAGTTTTATTGGGAGAAACCAAATAACCACTGGTTAAAGTAAATCACAAAAATTTTTTTGGTATTTGAAAATCACTTGAGGATGCTCTTGCAGGGACTCCCTATGTAACACCACCCCCCACAGCGCGCAGAGTACGTCACCCCCCATGACGTTCAGGACACAAAATCCACACTATGTATAAGACATACTACATAGCAGGAGTACAAATCATTGCAAAGTCTCTCGTAGAAGCATATGCCTACTACAGAGAGATGTGCAAGTGATTTGGAAGCAGTCAGTGGGATGCTGACACCTGCGCAGGACGAGACGACAGAGAGATGTATATTTATATCTCTCTGTGTATCTTAATAACCTGTGTGTCCTACACACAATTGCATTCAAGGGTTACATCAACCCCCAAATGATACAGGCATAAGCACTATGGCCTTGAGAATTATAGTGCACAATTTAATTTTGAACCTTTTGGTGCTTAGGTAACCATCCCACGATTATGGCAAACTCAACAGTTGCTATCAAAGCAAACGACAAGGGCGCGTTTGTAA